CAAGATCTTGGTCAATGTCTATCACCAAAGACACACAAGAAACGACTGTTCAAGGTGACACTTTTAAATCTTTTGTTGGTGGACTTATTGAGGGTGAGGGTTCTGCTGAGTTAGTATATGACGCTGCGGCATCTGGTGAAACAGCAACTTTTGTTGATGGTGTATTAACTACTGGTGATTTAGGAACAGCAGCTTTTGAACTTTTTCCTGATAGTGCAAGTGGAACAAAGAAAATTAGCTTTTCTGGTCTTATTACTAGCTTTGATCAAACTTCCTCAATAGGTGATGTAAACACTATTAGCATTACATTTAAACCATCTGGCACTATTACATCAGCTATCTAATTTATTTTTAATCAACCCCAATTATGGCAACTGAAAGAACAGCAGACATTCTCATCAATGCGTTTAAAGATGAAATGACCACTAGACGCAAATATGAATTGAAAGATTCTAATGATAAAGTTTTATCTGTATTATATTTTCCACCAATTACCAGATTTGATAGAAAAAAAGCACAACAATTAGCTGGAAGTGATGAAGGTTTAGTTGTTTCAACACAGCTTTTATGTCAGACAGCACAAAAAGAAGATGGTTCACTTGCATTTGATATGTCAGATGCACCGATCTTGCAAAGATCATTACCAGAAAAAGTATTAAATGAATTAGAGCTTTTTATGATGGATATACAGGTTGATATTGATTCAGCAAAAAAAGAATAAAAGGGGATAATTGGCTTAATTTTGAATTTTTCCTAGCAACAGAACTTGGCAAAACTTTAACTGAACTCAGAAAACTTTTAACAGAAGAGGAGCTTGTATATTGGGCTGCATATTATGATTACAAGAATGAAAGAGAGCAAAAAGAAATGCAACGACAAAAAGCCAAATCAAGGTAATATATAATAAAGGTTATTTGTTTCTGTGGCACAATCAACGGTTAGATTAATAGTTGATGCACAAAATGCGATAACACCATTAAAAAGAGTTAATGACCAAACAAAAAAATTAAGTCAAACTACAGATAAATTAAAAGGGAGATTAGATAAATCAAATAGATCATTAAGAGATACAGGGAGATCTGCAAAAGCGGCATCTGGGGGTGTGAAAGGTTTATTAGGAGCATTAAAACCTTTGCTCGCTGCATTAGCAGTTGTTGGCACAGCAAGATTTATTTTTGTCAAAACTGCTGAACTTGAAACACAAAGAAAAAGTTTAGAAGTCTTAACAGGATCATTAGAAAAAACTAATAAAATAATAAAAGAATTACAAGACTTTGGTGCTGTCACACCATTTACAAGTAGTGAACTAATTGAACAAACAAAAAGATTAAAAGCTTTTGGCTTTCAAACAGAAGAATTAGTTGATACAACAAAAAGACTTTCAGATGTAGCTGGTGCAACTGGTGCTGATCTTACAGGTATTGCAACAGCATTTGGACAAATAAGAGCAAAAGGAAAACTGCAACAAGAGGAAAATTTACAGTTATTAGAAAGAGGTGTTGATATAACGACTGAACTTAAAAAAATAACTGGATTACAAGGAGAAGAATTTGAATCTGCTATGAGAAAAGGAAAAATAGGTGCTGATCTTGTCACGAAAGCATTAATAAACTTGACAGATAAAGGAGGAGCTTTTGCTGGTGGTGCTACTGCACAAGCTGACACTTTAAATGGAAAATTATCAACTTTGCAAGATACCATTGATACTTTGGCAAGAACGATAGGAGAAGAACTTTCAGATGAGATAAAAGGTGTTATTGATATTGCAATTGCTGGTGTAAAAGAAATAAATAAACTTATTGAAAGAATTGGAACAGCAAACAAAGTTGGTCGTATTAATTTAGCAAATATAACTATGGAGTCTAGGAAAGAGGCTCGTGAACAATTAAGAAAAGAAAAAGGCAGCTTTTTTGCCGGTGCTAATCCTTTTGGAAAAGATAAAAAAAGAGAACAAGAACTTTTTGAAGAAATTAAAGCGAGAAAAATAAAAAATGCTTTAGAACTTAAAAATGCAGAAACCCTTAAAGAAATAAATAAAGCACAAAAAGAAACCAACAAAATTGTGAATGATGCCAAAGAAAAAGCAAAACAAATAAAAGAAAGTACCGAAAAAACAACAACAGCTATTGAAAGCTCAGTTACTTTTAATGAACTATTTAATACTGGGTTAGAGCAAACAAACTTTTTAGTTGATGGCCTTTCTCTTGGTACAGATAAATTTGCTGATAAATTATTAAATGTTAAATCTGAAACAGATAAATTAAATGAAAAATTTATGGAGATTGGTCAAGAAATAGAACAAAGCATTGTTTCTAATTTGACTGATGCGGTAAACGGTACAAAAACTTTAGGTGAAGCTGCTATTGGTGTTTTAAATCAACTAAAACAAAAACTTATTGAAGTAGCTTTACAACAAGCAACTGCTGGTTTAGGAAATAAAATAGGTGGATTTTTAGGTAATATTTTCGGTGGTGATAAAAGCAAAAATTCTGGACTTTTTGGTTTAAGTGATATTTTCAGCAAAAACAACACGAATTTTCCTGATGCTGTAAATGTTCCTTTTGGATCTGTTGATCTTGGTTTAGGTTCTATTTTAAATTTTGCAACTGGTGGAAGGCCACCTGTTAATAAAGCTTCATTGGTTGGTGAACGTGGCCCAGAACTCTTTGTTCCAAATTCTGCTGGTACAATTATTCCAAATAATAAATTAGGAGGTGGAGACAGTATTACAAATATTGTTAATGTGTCAGTAGATGCCTCTGGTAGCTCAGTTGAAGGTGATGACGCATTATCACAACAACTTGGGCAAACAATTGCTCTTGTGGTGCAAGAAACACTTGTCAGAGAAAAACGTAACGGAGGTTTATTAGCATAATGGCAACTTTTCCATCAATAAAACCAGCGTACGGAGAAACTCAAACTATAGAGCAAGATAATATTGTCATAAAACTTGGTGATGGATATGAACAAAGGTTAGTTAGAGGACTCGCAGCAAACAAAAGATACCATGTTGTAAGTTTAGTTTTTAATATCACACAGACTGATGCAAATACAATAAATACTTTTCTTAATGCACGTTTTGACGATCAAGATGCTTTTCAGTACACGATAGGAGGAGAATCATCTGCAAGAAATTTTAAATGCACTAGACGAAATGCTTCTATACCAGTTAATAACAGAGTCACTATGAACTTAACATTTGAGGAGGTTTTTGAGGCTTAATGGCAATACCACATTCCGAATTACAAAAAATTAATCCAAACTCAATTATTGAACTTTTTGAACTGGAACTTGTAGAGGGTTTGCATTACGCAACAGGAAATCCAACTAATGTTCCTACTATTTTTAGATTTCATTCTGGCGGTAATATTGATACTTATGCAGACATTGTATGGCAATCAAATACATACGAAAAACTGCCTATAGAAGCTAGTGGGTATGAATATACTGGCAAAGGACAAATCCCTAGACCACAATTAATTATGAGTAATTTAGGTGGTATTACAAGATTAGGGTCTGTAATTCGAGTAACAGATTTACTTGCTTCAGTTAATTTAGTAACCCCTCATAATGATTTATTAGATGCAAAACTTACAAGAAGAACTTTAACTGCTGATGCTTTAGATGCCTCTAATTTTAGCGGTGGTACTAACCCATTTGGAACACCAAGTTCAAATGAATTTCCAAAAGAAATACATTTTATAGATAGAAAAACTTCAGAAAGTCGAGATACAGTGCAGTTTGAATTAGTAAACAGGCTTGATATGCAAAACAAAAGAATCCCAGCAAGACAAGTGACAAGAAAAGATTTTGAAGGTGTAGGAACTTTTGTAAATTAATGAATGAATACTGTAAAAAACAAGCTATTGCTCATGCAAAAGAAGAGCAACCGAATGAATCTTGTGGTTTATTTTTAAAAACAGAAAAAGGGTTTGAATATTTTAAATGTCAAAATGTTGCACATGAATTTGAAACAGATACTTTTGTTATAAATCCTTTTGATTATGCAGAGGGAGAAGACAAGGGAGAAGTTGTTGGAATTGTCCATAGTCATCCAAATAACGTATTGAAATTTTCAGAACCAGATGTATCTAGTTGTAATGCAATTCAAATACCTTTTTATTTAGTTTGCCCAGATTTAGATAAAATGATTGTAATAACACCCAAAGATAATGCTTAAAAAAATAAAAATTTACGGTGTTTTAAGAAAATATACAGGTCAATCTGAATTTATGGCTGATATAAATTCACCTCATCAGGCTTTTAGTTTTTTGTTTTGTAATTTCAAAGGTTTAGAGGAGAAGATGGCAAAACAAATGTATTGTGTTCAAGTTGGAGATAAAAAAATAACACAAGATTCAATTCATATGCAGACTGAGCAAGATATAAAAATTATTCCGATTGTTCATGGTAATATTGTTGGACTTATTGTTGGATTTGGTCTTAAGTATGTTGCAAAAAAATATATAACAAATGTAGTACTTAAATATGTAATTACTTATGTTGCTGTTAATTTGATCCAACAAGGAATTAATAATTTACTTTCACCTCAAGAGGACACACGAAATCAACAATCAAGACAAGATCCACTTGATCCAGCAGCTTTATCATCCAATTATTCATTCACAGGACTGACAAACATTAGCCAAGCTGGTATTCCAGTTAATATTGCCTATGGTGAAATTTTGGTTGGTTCTATAGTGGTATCAAATGGAATTGATACTGTTCAAGTGGAGGGTACAAACTAATGTCTATTAAAGAATTTGACCAAAGTACAACTTTTTCTAATCCTGATTTACCTAGTGGAGCGTTATCTTCAAAACAATTTAATACAATAGTGGAATTACTTTCTGAGGGAGAGATTGAGGGGAGTGCAACAGCATCAAAAAATAGCATCACAGATAAAACTTCAACAGCATATATTAATAGTTTTAAAAAAGATATTTTTCTAAATAAAACACCAATTTTACAATCTGCTGCAAGTGTAACCTCGCCTAATGATAGTGATTTTAATTTTAAAGATGTTGATTTTGAGTTTAGAGAAGGAACATCAAATCAAACTTTTATTTCTGGCATAAAAAACATTGAAACAGAAATTGGCATTGGAACAGTTGTAACAACAACAAATCCAGTAACTCATACTGTTAGTCAATCAAATATTAATGCGGTAAGAGTTACAATTCAATTTCCATCAATGCAAGTTTTTAACAATGAGGGTGGTATTGACGGAACAGAGGTAAATTTATTAATAAAAATTATTGAGAATGATGGAACAACTACAACAGCAGTTGATGACACCGTTAAAGGTAGATCAACAAATGCATATAACAGAGATTATTTAATAAATTTAAAATCTGGTACAAGTTTTCCTGTACAGATAAGAGTTGAAAGAGTAACAGCAGACAGCACAGATTCAAAGATTGTAAATGCTTTCAGATTTTCAAGTGCAACAAATATAATAATGACTCAAAACGCCTATCCAAATACGGCTCATGTCGGTTTGCGTTTTAGTGCTGAAAAATTTCCAAGAATACCAAATAGACGTTATCGGATAAGAGGAATAAAGGTAAAAATTCCAAGCAATGCAACTGTTAACAGCACCTTTGGTAATTTAACTTATTCTGGAACTTGGGATGGAACATTTAAAGCAAGTAAAGAATGGTGTTCAGATCCAGCTTGGATTTTATATGATTTGCTAATTAATGATCGTTATGGATGCAATATTCCAGAAGCTTCCCTTGATAAATTTACTTTTAAAAGTGTTAGTGAATATTGCGGAGGTTTAGTTGATGATGGTTCTGGAACAGGGTCAACAGAGCCACGTTTCTCTGTAAATATTTCAATCACACAGCAAGACGAAGCATTTAATGTGATAAATGCCTTATGTGGAGCTATGAGAGCTATAGCTTTTTATGCGGCTGGCACTATAGCTATTAAGCAAGATGCTGAAGGTCAGGCAACAAAATATATTTTTAATAATTCAAACATTACAGAAGATGGTTTTGTTTATAACGGTTCAAGTTTAAAAACAAGGCATACAGTTATTCATGTCCAATATTTTGACATGACAACACAAGAGTTAGATATTGAGACTGTAGAAGCTGACTCATCGACACAAACTAAATATGGTGTAAGAACTAAAACTATTAAAGCTTTTGCTTGCACATCTAGAGGTCAAGCTGCAAGATTGGGGCGATGGTTTCTATTCAATGAACAAAATTCTGGAGAAACTTGTTCTTTTGCTACAACTTCGGCTGCTGGTGTTTTGGTTAGATGTGGCGATATTATTGAAATTTCAGACAGTTTAAAATCTGGAGTCAGAAGAGGTGGTTTGTTGTCCTCTGTCACAAGCACAACTGTTGTTGTATTGGATGATGAAGATTCAACAGATATTCCAAGTCTTACTTTAAACCCAACTTTATCTGTGGTTTTACCTGATGGATCACTTGAGACAAAAACTATAAGCGGTATAAGTGGAAAAACAATAACTGTATCATCTGCATTTTCTACAGCACCAAATGTAAATGCACCTTATGTTTTAGAAAATTCAACATTAGAAACAACCACTTGGAAAGTTGTTTCAGTAAGTGAAAATGATGATCTTACCTATACAATTACAGCTTTAGAACATAATGAGGGTAAATATGCTTTTGTTGAAGATGGTACAGCTTTACCGACAAGAAATATCAGTATTTTAACTCAAGTTTTAAATCCACCAGAGGGTTTACAGGCTACAGAACAAATTGTTTTAATAAATAATAAAGCTGTATCAAAAATATTACTTGATTGGCAAACACAATCAGGGGCGGCAAGATATGAACTCCATTACAGAGTTAATAATGGAAGTTTTACAAAAATAGAAACAGTATCAAGTTATGCTGAGATTGTTAATAATGAGGCTGGAAGTTATGAATTTAGATTATTTAGTTTCAATGGTTTAGGAGAACCATCAAGAAATCCAGCAACTTTAACGTTCTCTGCTGTAGGTAAAACAGCACCACCATCTGATATTACAAATTTAACTTATGAACCTATTTCTGATAAAGAGATAAGACTTAGATGGGATGCTGTTACAGATAGTGATGTAAGAGCGGGAGGCAGAATCCACGTCAGGCATTCTCCCAAGACAGATGGAACTGCTAATTTTTCAGATGCAACAGACCTTGTTCTTGCATTAAGTGGAGCATCAACAGAAAAAGTAGTTCCGCTTTTAGAAGGGGAGTATATTCTTAAGGCACAAGACGATGGAAACCGCTTCAGTACAGGAGAAACTTCTATTGTTATTGATTTGCCAGATGCACAACCTAAACTATTAGTACAGGCAAGAAGAGAAGATCAAGACAGCCCAGCATTTCAAGGGTCAAAAACTAATGTTGGCTTTGATGCTGGAACTGGTTCAATTAGTTTAGCTGGGACAAGTAACTTTGACAGTAGCACAGATATAGATGCAGAAAGTTCTATTGATGATATGGGTGGTGTATCAACAACTGGAACTTATTTATTCAATGAAGCTTTAGATTTAGGTGCTGTATTTAGTCTCGATTTAAGAAAACTTATACAAACTGGTTCTATATATTCATCTGACTTGATTGATTCTATAGATGATATAGATGCAAGACAAGATTTTGATGGTAGTTCAAGTGTGGATACAAATGCTGAAGTTTTTGTTCAAACTTCTCAAGATGCCAGTTCTTACTCAGGTTTTCAAAAGTTTGCAAATGGTACGTTTAAAGGCAGAGCATTTAAATTTAAATGTGTCTTAACAACGCAAGATACAAACCAAGATATACTGGTGAGTCAGCTTGGATATTTTGCAGAATTTCAAAGAAGAACAGAACAAAGTACAACTACTATTGCATCTGGGGCTGGAGCAAAAGCGATAACATTTAACAGTACATTTTTTACTGGTACAAGTGCGTTATTAGGTGCAAATTCAAATCCACCAGCTATTGGAATTACAGCATTTAATATGGCCTCTGGTGATTTTTTTGAACTTTCCAGTATCACAGGTAGCGGCTTCGTAGTACATTTTAAAAATAGTTCTGGCAGTTCTGTAGATCGAAACTTTAACTTTACTGCAATAGGTTTTGGTAAAGGTGGATAATTCAGATACAATAAAAGAAATTACTGAAAATTAAATGGCAAGAGTTGATAATACTGGAGGATCAGGTTTTACCGTTGATAATGGTACAGGTCTTGTAGTCAGAACAAAACTAAATCAAATAATTGCTGCATTAAGTACCTTGAATCAAGGTTCTGGAGATCCTTCAATTGGTGTTGCAGCTTACGTCCCACACATAGATGGTAATACTTTAAAAATTAGAAATTCTGCTAATAATGCTTTTGTTACTTTAGGTGATGTATCGGCTACAAACTTCGGTCATGCGGGATTATCGGCTGCTAATACTTTTACTTCAACAAATATATTTCAAGAGGATGTAACTTTTGATGGTGCTACTGCTGGTCGTGATGTTGTTTTTGATAGGTCGGATAATGCACTTGAGTTTGCCGATAATGCCAAAGCAATATTTGGAACAGGGTCAGATTTAAAAATTTATCATGATGGATCAAACTCTTATATTGATAATCTTACTGGTGCTGTTCTAATAAGAACAAACGATACAGAACTCTCTGCTAAGTTTTTTGCTAATGCTCAAGTTGAGCTATATTACGATAATACAAAGCGTAT